TATCTCTGGCGTTACTTCCCGACGAAAAGCGTCACGATTACTGGAGCAACGCAGGCTAACCCTTGTGTGATTACGTCTGCCGGTCACGGGTTTCGCACTGGCGTACAGGTGACGATTTCCGGTGTTGTCGGCATGACGCAGTTGAACGGCAATACCTACACGATCACCAGGATCGATGCGAATACGTTCAGTCTGAACGGGGTGAACTCAACAGGGTTCACAGCGTACTCGTCTGGTGGCACAGCGGTAACGTACAAGTATCTGATGGACGTATCCCGTACTGCGTCTGCTTACACAGCAACGACTTTGTGGACGTTCACGCAGTTCGGTCAGAAGGTCATTGCTGCAAACGGTCAGGACAAGTTGCAATCGTGGACTGTAGGCTCATCGTCCAACTTTGCTGACCTTGCCGCTGCTGCGCCGACTGCTCAGTTTGTGACGACCGTCCGGGACTTTGTAGTTGCTGGCAAAACTTCGACGTATCCTAATCGTCTGTACTGGTCGGACATCAACGATGAGACCGACTGGACTCCCGGTGTTGCAAGCCAATCGGACACGCAGGACATTCCTGACGGTGGAGAGATTCGCGGCATTACTGGTGGTGAGTTCGGCATTGTCCTGCTGGAGCGTTCAATCGTTCGCATGACATATGTCGGCGCTCCGCTGTTCTTCCAGTTCGATAACGTCACCTCTGCTTTAGGATGCTACGAGTCTCGGTCTGTCGTGAGATACGGAGCGGTCACTTACTTCCTGTCAGACGATGGTTTTTACATGACTGACGGCCAGCAGGTGAAGCCTATCGGGGCTGAGCGTGTAGATCGCTGGTTCTTTGATATTTGCGATCCGGGTAAGTTCGACCAAATGTCGGCAGCAGTTGATCCGGTCAACAAAACTGTAACGTGGTGCTTTACAGATATCTTCGCTGCCAAACAATTGTTGGTGTACAACTGGTCTACGGACAAGTGGAGCCACGGAGACACGACAGCAGATTACATCTCGACGATTGCGACTAGCGGAACGGATCTTGAGGCACTGAGTGCGCTGTATCCAACGTTAGACACCGTTCCTGCAAGCCTGGATTCTCGCGTATGGGTTGGTGGAAAACTGTTAGCCGGAGGGGTTGACGGTGCTAAGATCGTTTCGTTCGGCGGTTCGTCTCTTACTGCTACGTTGCAGACTGGCGATATTGAGGCGCAGGGTCTTGAAACTCTCGCAACGCTTGCAAGGCCGATCATCGACGGGGGTTCTGCGACTGTTGCCATAGCGTCCAGGAAGCGACTCGACGGGAACATCAGCTATGCGAGTCCTGTTGCTGCTGATAGTGACAATCGGGTGTCTCTACGCAGTCGCGGGAAGTATCATCGCTTGTCTGTTGTACCGACTGGCAACTGGAGCACCGCTGTAGGCACTGACCTTGATCTCGTTCCCTGTGGAGGCCGATAATGTTTCGTCGGCTACCTCAACAGGGTGGCAATCCGCGAGAGACTGCCGAGGTTGTCAACCGGATTCTTGACGGCAAGATCAACTCTGTCGGTCTGTTGACTCTTGCGACGGGTAACGCTACAACAACGACCCTGTACGACGCCAGGATCAGCCCAGACAGCATTATTCTGTTCGTTCCCTACTCTGCTGCTGCCATAGCCGATGCAGTGCCCTACGGGGCGTTTCAAGACTCTACAGACCAAACCGCAGCAAGTACGACTGCTGCTTATGCGATCACGCTGAACACCACGGACTACGCTGTTGGTGTTGCGATTGTTAGCAGTTCGCAGATTACCGTCCGCTCTGCGGGTGTCTACAACATTCAGTTTTCGATTCAGTTTGCGAATAGCAACGTTGCCATTCAGGATGTGGACGTATGGTTCCGCAAGAACGGTACGGATGTCGCTGGGTCGAACAGTAAGTTTTCGGTGCCTAACTCTCACGGTGGGACGGATGGTCATCTGATTGCTGTGCTGAACTTTTACATTCAGTTGGCAGCGGGTGATTACGTTCAGTTGATGTGGTCAACAACTTCAACTGATGTCATCCTGGAGCAGATTCCAACTCAGACGAGTCCGACTCGTCCGTCAACGCCGAGTGTGATTGTCACGATCAACAAAGTAGACGAATCGTCTTCATCTGACATCTACGCATCTAATCAGTTGTTTGGCAGTTGCACCGTCAATCATTTTGCAAACTCAACGTCAGACAAAACATATCGGTATGTCGTACTCGGCTAGGTATGTAAAACCGGAGGAACTACGGCAAATCTGGGACAGGATACGACCAGGGTTGTTAGAAGTGAAAGAGGCGAGCAATGAGCCTTGGATTCCAGAAGATGTGTACGCTGATTGTTATGCCGGAAGATCGCTGTTGTATCTGTTGGGTGATGGGTTTGGAGTAGTACAACCGCAGGGTGACACGCTTCATATTTGGTGTGGTTGGGGAGCGTGGATGATGGATGATGGGATGT